AGGTTTAGGGCCGTAGCCCACGATGTAGGGCATGGAGGTGCGCCAATGGCGTTCCTCGCGGAGATTGTCGGTGGACTGTGCGACCACCCCGTAAAGCTGCACCGCGTCAGAATCGAGCACCAGAGAGCGCATTGCGGCGTCTACTTCGGCTGCAAAAGCGGCCTGCTCGGCCTTGGTGTAGTCGTCAGCCTGCGAAATGACATTCAGCGTGAGCGTGCCGCGTTGCAGCGGACTACCCACGACGATGTCGCTTTGCAGTTCCATCAACACGGACTTGCCGGGAATAGCCTGGTCGTCTTGTGGTTCGCCAATGTAGACGCACGGAAGCTCTAGAGCTAAAGCATCTTGCACGGCTGCGGAAAAGACACCGTCGATCATCGGCTGATGTCCTCCAAGTAAATCTTCCACGAAACCGGGTCTTCGTCCCAGCTCGTGATGCGCCGTTCGGTGCCATTAACGGAGAGCTTCGTGCCTTTCACCGGCTCTGGAAATCCAGCCTTTGCGACACGCACAAAGCCCGCAAAATGCTGTTCAAAACCGCCCATGGCTAACAGGTCGGATGTCTTTTCGGTGGCGACACAATCCGCAACAACGCCCTGGTATGTCACGCTGTCGGCCTGCATGTAGCCGAGTGCGTCCCCAAGTGCGGTTGCGGTGATGTCGGTCCAGTCAGACATTAAAGCAGCGGTTCTTTTGCGCGCCGGATAGGCGGTTTAACTGCCACGGATTCAACCACCGGCGTTCCGCGAATTGTGCGGAAGTTCTCGGGGTTCGGATTGCACACCAAAATCAGTTTGCCGGGATTGGTGTGCGCTTTGAAAAACCGGCGAGCGTCTGCTGGTTCGGGTGAAGAAAAGATGACCTGCGGCCCGCCGCCGGTGTCTTCGATTACGAGGGAGATTTTCATCGTGATATTCGGATGAAACAAGGGCTCCGCCCCGTTACAGAGCGGAGCCCGTGTTTAGTGGGGGACCGTTAAGGAGTGACGATGCGGACACCCATGTTAGTGCCCTTGCTGACTCCGTAGATGACCGATGCCGAAATGCAGGTCTTGCCAGATTCGCGGCTGTAGAAGCGGCGGAAGGTCACCGGCAGTCCGAGGTCTGGAACGATGACTTCAGCGATCTCGATGGAGTCCTGAAGAGCGGCTTCGGGATTCACGCGGCGAGCGGCCATGATCAGCGCGCTGCTGTGCATTGCGAAACCAGCCAACGCCTCGTCGTTGGTGTCGCAGAGGTCGGACTCGTAAATGTCGAAACCGGACACGCGAGGAACCAAGCCTTCAGCCTTGAATGGCGTGATGCCGGGAATTTCCGCGCTGATGAAGGTCTTGGAAATTGCACCGTAGTACGCAGGATTCAGCAGCACCGCACGGCCCATTTTAGGAGCCTTCAGCGTCTGCGTCAGCGTCACGCCGAGGTCGATAACATCCTGACGATCAAAGTTTGCGGCGGAAGAGGAAAGCGGAGTCTGCGCAAAGTTCGCAGCGGTCACCAAGTTCCACAGGTCGCCAAACACTTTAGCGCCGAGAGCCTGCACCATCGGCGCAAGGAAAAGACGCTCAAAATTGATGGACGACTGAAGGACTTCGATGTCCGTGAACCCGAGCGTCACGCCCTGGTGCTGGTTCAGCGTGATCGTGCGGGCAGTGGTGTCACCGGCTGCCGGAGCATACCCGACGCTGGTGATGTCCACGACGGTCGGGACGGTTGCAAAACGCGTGGTCACGGACTGTCCAGCCGATGCAACATCGGTGCTGAAATCCGTCGTGATGCCCCGGAGGGGGGCAAACGCGTTGGCCAAGTATTGCAAACTGGCCTGTGAAATTTGCTGTAAAAAGACTCCACTTAATGGCATATGATTGATTTAGTTAGGAATGAAGGTTAGATCTGCATTGCTTTCTTGTTTGCGGCGTAGAAAGCGTTCTTTTCCGCAAAACCAAGAGTGTTGTAGTGCGCCCAGAGCTGTTCTTTGCTCTTTGGCGCGGAAAGTTCTTCGGGCACGATGGCAACAGGAGCCACGCCCAGATTTGCCACGATGGCGTTGGCTTTTGCGGCAGCGTCAGCCTCGGCGGCTTTTACGGCGTCGAGCTGTTTGGCAAGTTCGAGCTTTTCGGCGTGCGACTTGTCCAGTGCCGCAGATAGGTCAGCGGACTGCGCTTTGAGAATGTCAAATTGAGCCACCAGCGCGCTATGCTCGGCGCTGAGTGCGTTAAGCGCCGCCACATCTGCCTGGGCGGCAGAAAGCGCGGCCAGCGCATCGGTGAGGGTCGTAGGAAGATCCATGCACCCTTAAGAATCGGGACAAGCAAAAGCCCCCTCCGGGACAACCGGAGAGGGCTTGAATGAACCAAACAAATGAACAACGAACGGCTACAGCATACTTAAAAGCGCAGCGTACGCAACCTCCTGATTCCCGATTCCGTCGATTAAATTAGCGGCTCGCGCACGAGGAGCCAAATAAGCGGCTCCTGTCATGTACTCGTCGGCGACCAGCCTGTTGCGCAATACATTGTCGCGGAACTGTGCAAATGAATCGTCAACAAGTTGCTGGAGGCTTGCGCGTTGAGCTGGCGTAAGGGACGGTCCCATACCTGCGCCTTTAAGCGGGCCCGAGGTGATCGGTTCCCACTTCAGCCCTTCCTCCTCGTACATTGCGGACTGATCTGTCCACGGGATGATGGTGCCGATGCTTCCCCATGTTGAGCCGATAGAGCCGTACACTTTGTCGCAACTGACTGCGATGTTGTACGCCGCCGAGCAAGCCGTGTCGTCGGAGTAGGCGACGATTGGGACTTTGAGAAACTGGATCAAATCGGTGATTTCCGAGCACCCCGAGCAACTTCCACCGGGAGAGTTAATTTCGAGCAGCACGCCGCGCACATTCGCCTCCATGGCGGCTTCGAGATCCTCCGCGACCCAGTCGTAATCCCACGCGCCGCAGCACGCCTCGATGGCGCTGATTCCCTTTGCCAGCGTCCCCTCAATGCAGATGTGAGCAATGCCTTGCCCGTCGATCTCCATCGGTTCGCGCTGGGACTTCATCATCCCCTCGTACTCGTCCCCGTTCGCGCGCACCAGCCGCGCCTCAACGAGCTTGCGGACGGCAGCGTAGCCGCCGGGAGTTATGAGCCACGGACGGTAAAAGACTTGTTCAATGACTCTTTGAAATTTCATTCGGTAGGGACGGATGTGGCAGGATTGCCGTTGGGGGTCAGGAGCCCGAACACATCGCGGGTCAGGCCCGAGCGTTCGACGCGTTTTTTGATTTCCAGTTCTTCGCGCTCCACTTCGTCCAAGTGCTCTTCCAGAGTTTTGGAGCCGCTTGCGAGAATGTCGGTCATTGATCGCATCCCGGCACGGTACGCCTCAATGGCATCGCGAGAAGCGTAACCGCTGTCAGCAGTCAAACGCGCCGGTTCGGTGAACCGGAACTTATACGCACCGCCCCGGTCCCGATCAGTTCCCCGATACTCTGGAAGGATGCCCATCTCGACGAACCGAGCCACGGCAAACGCGCACCGGCGCTTGCAGAACGCGGCCAAATAAGCGTGCCGTTCGGAAGTGATGCGGTTGACCTGTTCGAGCACAATCCGAGCGGAAGCGCCGCCCAGCTTTGACATGTCCCAACCAAACTCCGGCGGCCATTGAGCGGCCAGCAAAGCGTTGCGGATCAAACGCTCCTGAAGCCGGTCCTGCGCTTCGGTCGGAATCTTGGCATCAATCTGCTCGATGGATTCGCCAGCGTTTGCTTGTAAATATTCGATACGCCCGCCTGCCATTGGCGTAATCCGAAGCCCAGGCGTGCATTGCGGCGTATTGGTCTCGGTAAGCGCGTTGTAAGCGTCGCTGGCGTCTGCCATGCCCTGCTGGTTGGTGACCATCAGCCCGATTTTTGCAGCCATTCTGGATGCGGATTGGATGTCGTCGCCCAGATCCTTAAGCGAAATGAGATCGCGGATGGCGGGAGCAAACGCTGAGATGCCTCGCACTTGGTCCACCTCGCGCGAGTCCATCGTAAGCATACACGACTGAACCGGGATGTCTCGGTCATCCACGGCGCTCTGATCCTCCCCGAGGACACGGTACGCCACGGCACGGTTGGTGCGCGAAAGGATCACGCCGTTGTAAATGCGCAGGCCACGATACCGGCCCTCGGTCAGAATCCCGTCGTCTCCGCGTGATCCAATCTGATGCCACGGCACTTGCTGGAGTTGCGGGTAACCGCTCGCAGCGGTCGTCAAAATTGTGAGCAGGTCGCCCTCGCGGTCGATTGCCGTAGATTCCAGCCGCAGCCCTTCCCACCACGATTTGCCGTCGAGGTAAGCGATCTGGAACCAGTCAAGCAGAACCGCTTCCGCCTGTTTGCCCCACTCTTTGTCAGCACCCACAAAAATGGGTCGCATTGCCATCCCAACGGACAGCATTGATTTCTGATCGATCGCGGCATTCACCATGCCGTTGTTCCAGTATAATTTACGCGCCGCGCTGTTGACTGTACGCCATTCGCCAACGGTCAGTTCGCGGGAAATGCTCTGAGTGTGATTCCTCCACCACGGTTCCCCCCAAACGCCGCCCTCGACAAGGCGCTGGCGACGGTAGACGCCCCAATCAGCCTGCGGCTTGGGTGTGCCAAGCCCAGCGAGCTTTTTCAATCGGTCCAGAAAACTCATACAAAATACGCTTGGGTTCGACGCACCGGCCCGTTGATCCCCGCCGCTTTGTAATTCAAAGCCTGCTGCGCCAGCATCATCACATCGAGCGGCGAAAGTGTGCCGCCCACATTAAACTGGAAGGATGCCCCGTCAATCGAGCTAGATACCAGAGAGCTTTTCCCGGCGCTGACGAGGTCAAATTTTTGAGAGACGATGGCACGCAACTCAGCCACATCGCGTGTCAAGAAGACTTGGAGGAGGAGCTTTTGGTCGGGAGCCATCTATCCAGACGGTTCGGGACAAGGAAAACCCCGGACACCGCACTCGCGGGCCGGGGTCGTATATCCCTGATCTCTTCCTCACGCTTTTAGGTTGAGGTTGAGCCAGCAGACTATGCGGCAGGGGCCGGTTCGTCAACCTCCGGTGCTTCCGAAATCATATCCGGCAGGATTCCGAGGATCTGCGCTGTTAGCACATTCATTGCTTCGGCGTCCCAGAGGTGGTTCGGTCTTCCGGTCGCCGTCCACCGCAAGCGGGTTTTTTTGGTTCGCTTGTCCACCGTCGCCCGTTTGCGTTCACTGTTGAGGTGCCGGACATATTCGGGCGGTGCGTCCTGTGGGAATTCCCAAACCGGTGAGCCTGTGTTGCGAAGGTTGGCTAAAATGTCTTTGATGGGGTCGGAAGCCCAATAAAAGAAGGTCACGAACACTCGTTTTCCGGCAGCATCACGGGTGGTCGGTGCCACCACGCGATCCGGTGCCGAGTAGTACCGGCGCACGGGTTTGCCGTCGGGCCCGCGTACCGTGAAATGATCTTCGGCGCGTCCCACGAGCGCCGTCCACCCGTACTTGGCGCATGTGTCGTAAACTCTGCCATGGAAGCTGTTGCCAGCGTCTAGCAGCGTGCGCTTGTCCGGCACCTTAAGCCGCGTTTGGATCTCGCGGATTTGATCAACGGTCAGAATCTTGCCCGCCCAGAGTAGCCGCGAGTGCCCGTTTTTGAGCCAACACCGCACGATTCCCCAGTAATGATCTTGCTGGCAGTCGACCGTGAACACCCTAGCGGCCTCGTCCGGCATGGCTCGCCCGTCCTGCCATTCGTTTTGGAAATATTCGGAGGCTTCGAGTTCTAATGCAGGCAATTCCTCTTCCTGCTTCCACGGCTCGGCCAAGCGTTGCATCCTGAAGTCCTTGGTCGGTTGGAGCACGCCGAGGTGCCGCGCGTCGGTAGCTTGGCACCACTGAATGACGAGATCGGCCCAGCGGATCCAATACACGGATTGTGCCGATACACGGCGGGAACGGTAGCCCTCCACATGGTCGTTCCCTTCTGATCTCCATTTGCTGCGCTGAGTCAGTCCCCGCCGAGCTGCCGTCGTGTCCGGCGTGACATGCCCACAGTGCGGGCATTCGTGCCGAACCGTTTTGACCAGCGCGCCCCAGTTCCATTCGCCGTTTTCGTTCTTGGCCTCGTCGTATTTGATGTCAGTCCACGCCGGCTTCACCCATTCCTCGCAACCAAGGCAGCGGTGGCACCAAACAAACTCCTCGCCAGACCTCCACTCCTCGGTGAGTTGGTGAGGCTCTTCGTAACTCTGGGAGGTCAGGAGCGCGTAGCCGTTCCAGCGATCATGGAGTCGCTTCTTAAACTGCGTGTTGAGGTCGCTGTATTGCCAGCACTCGTCGAGGAACAGCACCTGCACCGATTTTTCCTGAGCGTTGCTGGTATTGGCACCCCCAAGCATCAGGGGCATGTGCGGAAAGTAAATGCCATCTTTTTTGACATGATGCCGGTTTGATGGCATGAGTCCCCGAAGCGGTTCGCACGCTGACAAGACCGGTTTGAGCCGCGTCTCCATCCATTCGGCTGAAGTCGCATCGGTCTGGGTAATTGACAGCATCGGCCCAGGTTGTTGCGCAATGGCCCAGCAAACCAGCGCCTCCAGTGCGGTCGATTTGCCTGCGCCTGTGCACGCTTGGACGAAGGTCTGGCGACAGGTAGGGTCCGCGAAGTCGGCAAAGACTGCATTCCACCACGGCGCGGTGTGCCGGTCAAAATGCGTGGAGCGCGAGCTGTGCGGAAACCGCACATTGGCCTCCATCCAATCCAACGGGTCGCCGGTGTACGCCAACCGCACCCCGAGACACGAACCGTCAGCGATGGGGTTCATAAAGCGGCAAAGCCCTCCCGTGCGTTTGCCTTGAGAAGCTCGATCCGGCTTCGGAGCTTAGGCTGGATCTCGGCCTCGGTGAGTCCCGCCAGTTGCCCAGGCAGGTCGCCAACTAGCGCGTCCAGTTCCGAGCACCAAACAGCGACCACGCGAGTCGCGGTTTCGCGCATTTCGTCAGCAAGCACCAACTCGCCCTTTTCACGCTTAATGATGAGGTCGAGCCTTTCGATCTCCTTTTGGAGCTTTGCGGTACGAGCCTCTTTGTAATCAACCGGCGGTGCGGCAGTCTTTGCCGGTTTTGACTTGGGTTCCTTGTTGGCAACAAGCGGAGGTTCTACTAAGCGGTCTGCGGTGTACTCGGCGCGCCATGCTTCTTGCTCCGTAATAGGCCAGTCCCGATCAAATCCTTTGCGTTCCCAAAACTGGACAGCAGAGACGCTTACACCAAAATGTTTTGCGGTCTGGCTATATGATGCCCGTTTATTCTGATTTGCCACGCGTGCAGTAATACGCTCGGCAATATCTGCCCGTCAATACCCTACTTGCGCTATCTACTATTGGCATTTTTTGCCGATTGCACAAAAAAGGGGCACGCGTCTCTGACCTCAC